TAGCAAGGTTGCTGATGTTCACATACTAATGTATCATACAACTATTGATAAGACATGGGTTAAGACAGCCCTAGAAGATTTTGATCCTGAAAAAATAACTTACAGAGATGTACACAATTATTGAGTATGTAGTTGATGACAAAGGAGTGTTAGCTCCTAGAAATGAAAAAGAATTACAAAAGTTCAACAGAATGCTTGCTTCCCTAAAACCAGGGAATAGAGTAAGCATGATGTGTGAAGTAGTTAAAGATGATCACAGTCTTGTACAGTTAGCAAAAGTACATGCTCTTATTAGAGAGCTTGCACATTGCACTGGTAATGACTTTGAAGATGTAAAATTGGAAGTAAAAAGAAGGGCTGGACTTACTGTTAAATCAAAAGATAGTGAAGGCAAGACATTAGAAATGGTAAAGAGTTTTGCTGATTGCAGTAAAGATCAAATATCTATGGCTATACAATCGTGTATAGATTTAGGAACTGAGTTTGGATGTGTCTTGTATTGAATTTTTAATTTCAGACAACTTCATCTTTTTAGTTGCACCTTGTTCCTTAGCAGAGGTATCAATCTGATTCATTAATGTAATGAATGTTTCAAGGTTAATTTCAAAAGTCTCAGTCAATTCTTTACCCTCTGCCATCTTATCATAAATGGCAATAATTTCTTCTGGTTGTTTTGTAGATACAATATAATCACCAAGTACTTGAAGTCTCTTAACAAAGAAACCACTCATAGGTACATTGATTATTTTATCATCAATGAATATATCAAACTCTGTATTTGGATCTAAATTATCTATAGGGTTTGTTGATTGTTCCATTAGAAATTTACCTCCTTGTCTTCTGTTTGATTTTGTTTTCTAGCTGCCTCTTCAATTTTCCCACAAAGATCATTGATTGTATCATAAGACTTATTGTCTAATTGATTTTGGTTGTCAAGATGACGAAGTAAAATTGCATGTAATTTAGTAATATCTTCACTAGTGAAGTTTACATTAATTACAGCATTTTTCTTTAGAACAGAAACATATGTCTTAGCCATAATTTAAATTTTAATTATTTATGCACGAAGTTAAAGAAAAACTATCAGTAGAACAAATCCAGCAAAAATTTATTGAAAGACTTTCAACATCTGGTTGGTCACACTTATTAAGAGGATATTTATTTTCTAGTGACTTTACTAATGTATTAGAATTTCTTATTAATGAAAACCAAGAAGGAAGAAGGTTTACTCCTCCATTTAAACAACTATTCAGAGCATTTGAGGAATGCCCTGTAGACAAATTAAAAGTAGTGCTTATTGGACAAGATCCATATCCTCAACCTTTAGTAGCAGATGGTGTGGCATTTAGTTGTAGCAACACTAATAAAGCAGAGACTAGTTTAAGATATATTCTTAATGCTATTCAATCTACTGTGCCATCTGAAGATCAAGAAGTTATAAATGAAGAGACAAGGTTTGATTTATCAAGATGGTCTAAACAAGGTGTTCTTATGCTTAACAGTGCACTTACTACTGAAGTAGGTAAAATAGGTAGGCATGTAAACATTTGGAAACCATTTATTGAGTATCTAACAGACATGTTAAACTTCCAACAATCAGGCCTTGTGTATGGTCTTATGGGTAAACAAGCACAATCATTTGAAGATAACATATCAGAAAATCATATTGTGTTAAAGTCTACTCACCCTGCATATGCAGCATACATAAAAGCAAAAGATTGGGAATGTAATGATTTGTTTAACAAAATTAATTTGCAATTAGTTGACTATAAGAAAGAAAAAATCTTGTGGTAAATTTTGTAAATTTAAATTTTTGACATATCTTTACATACTATGACACTTAGAGAAAAAGGTTTTATTCATATTTCAGATGCTTATGACAAGGCATTAGAATATGCAATAAAGAGAAGGAGTGGTGAAGTAAAGAGTATCAAGACTCCATGGGATTCTTTCAATAGAGCAACTATGGATGGTATTGAATGGAATACTCTTACTGTAATAGCAGGTAGACCTGCAAGTGGTAAAACTCTTATAAGCAGTTTGATTACAAGAGAAGCATTTAGATTGAACCCTGATCAGAATTTTTGTGTATTAGATTTTCAATTTGAGATGTTATCTAGAACAATTGCAATGAGAGAGATTAGTGGTAGTATTAATGTGCCTACTAGAAGAATGAATTCTGTTGGAATTAAAATGACAGATGAAGATCTAGAAGCAGCAAAGAAATACTGTGATGCTAATAAAGACAGAGAAATCTATACTTATGAACATGCATTAAGTGTAGATGGGTTAGAGAAGAAAATTTATGATTTTGTAGAGTTTAAGAAGAAGCCTACCTTAATTACTATTGATCATAGTTTGCTTATCAACAAAAGTGCTAGTGAGAAAGATAGAATTGATACATTACATAATTTGAGTTCTATGTTATCTAAGACAAGAAAGAAACTACCTGTTAGTATTATTTTATTGTCTCAGCTTAATAGAGAAATTGAAACTGTAGAAAGAATGAAGCCTGGTTCACAAGGTAATTATGTTAAAACTTCTGATGTGTTTGGTGCAGATTCATTATTGCAAAATGCAGATACATTAGTTGGAATACATAGACCTGCAACTCTTGGCATAAGATTGTATGGACCAAAGAAGAGAATAATGGAACCTGATACAATAGCTGTACACTTTCTTAAAGAAAGAAGTGGTTCAACTAACATGACATTCTTTAAGGCAGATTTCCCTAAAATGAATATGTATGAGATTGATGTTGATTCTGAAGGATAACTGGTATTACTTAAATAATTTAATTATATGAAATTTGGAATGTCTATGGACAAATTACCTGAAAAAAAGCCTTGGGCAAAGGCAAAAGATTCTATTGCACAGCCAGTGCAGGAAATTTTAAAGAAACTTGGTTTAGGATGGAGTAAAAACATTCATCCAAAGAATTTTTATGACATTAGAGACAAAAGGCATGTCTTGGTAAAGGAGTCAGAGTTTAAATCTGCACACTATTTTGTATTCTTCGATAGAGGTTGGATACTAAGAGTAGATTTAGACAATCAAATGATTCCTGAAACTGATTTGAGAGTATTTACACTTGAAATCAGAAGTAACTATTCAGATGTTTATGACAAGTATGATGAGGAAACTTATATAGTTCCATTGGAAGAGTTTACAAAACTGTATCCTGAAGAAAAGGAATTTAAAGCACCTACATTATTTGACTTCTCAGTTGAAAAGGATGAAGAATTAGCAGATGAAAACATTTCTGCTCTTACTATTAGAGATATACTTTCAATTGTGCAATGTTCACCTGTCAGTAACAAAGAATGGTTAAACCAAGAAATACGCAAAATAAATGTCATCAGAACTAAAAATTGAATTGCCAACATCACCTGTTAAGGCAGTAACAAAATCACCTAAAGAATTAATTATCTTCAGTAAACCTAAGGTGGGTAAAACTACTTTATTGGCTGGACTAAAAGACTGTCTAATATTAGACTTTGAAAATGGTTCAGATTATGTTGAAGCATTAAAATTAAAAGTAGGTAGCATTCAAGAGTTATCAGCAATTGGTAAAGCAATCAAGGAAGCAGGCTATCCTTACAAGTATGTTGCTATTGATACTGTAACTGCACTAGAAGAATTCTGTATAGGATATGCAGAGGAGCTATACTCTAAATCTTCTATGGGTAAGAATTGGTTTACAGAAGGTAAGCCTAAGTATGGTACAATCATCAACATGCCTCAAGGTGCAGGTTATCAATGGTTAAGACAAGCTTATAACAAAATCTTAGATTTCATTAGACAATTAGCCCCTAGAATTATTTTAGTTGGACACGTTAAAGATACTATGCTAGAAAAAGCTGGTAATGAATTCAATAGCATGGATTTAGATTTAACAGGTAAAATTAAAAGAATAACAGCTAGTGGATCTGATGCAATTGGTTATCTTTACAGAAAGGGTAACAAGAACATTGTTAGTTTTAAAACTAGTGATGAAATATCTTGTGGTGCTAGACCAGAGCATTTAAGAAATCAAGAGATTGTGTTGTCTGAATTAACAGATGATGGTGTAATTACAAACTGGAATAAAATTTATATTGATTAACTAACTAAAAACAAATTAACTTATGGCATTCTCAAGTAAAGAAGCTGCAGAAAAACTGAGTGGAACAGGAAGTTCTATCTCCAAAGTAATTCAACCTGGTAATACAATTGCTAGGGTATTAGACATTAAACTAGATGTACCTCCGTATGACTCTAGTTCTTACAACATTGTACTGACATTAGAAACAGAACCAATTACAGAAGGTGAGTTTGAAGGTTTGGCAATTGACAAAGACAATCCTGAATTAGGTAATTACAAAGGTCAAGTTGCAAGAGTACAGACTCAACAGTATAGTTATAATGATTATACTAACAAAGATGGTAAAACAACTAAGAAAGAAGATATGATCTTTAAATGGTTGTGGAACTTTGCAAAAGAGATTGGTGCAAGTGAGAAATTAATTGCTGATGATATTCAAGCAGATAGCATTGAAGATTATTTAGATGCTGCTAAGAAATATCTAATTAATCCTGATAAGTATATTCATTTCTGTATTGCAGGTAGTGAGTATGAAAACAAAGCAGGATATACACAATATAGATTGTTTATTGCTAAACCAGAGAAAAATAAACTTGGTTATGAATTATACAAAGCAGGACAAGCTCCCACTAAACTATTAAAGTTTGATGAATCAGTGCATATTAAAAAGAAGAAAGTTGAAAAAGTAGATTCTTTTGAAAGTAACAATTCAGATAATGATTTAGCATTGTAATTAGTTAGTTGTTAAATTTCAGGGGAGCAGCAATGTTCCCCTTTAATTTTTGTAGAAATATGTTTTCAAGCAGAAAAGCAGTTGTAGAAATAGACGATGTTCCAACTAAATGGATATTTGAACATTATTTAAGATTACAAGAAAAACTTACAGGTCAAGATGTAAAACTAAAAAGTATATTTAATGAATTTGACAACGACCCAAGCATGTATGTTTATTTCTCCTCTAGAACAAATGATTATAGATTTAAATGTTTTAGTAGTGGGAATTCAGGCAGTGGTATAGATTTAGTAAAACATTTATACAAGTTAAATTACAGAGATGCAATTCTTAAAGTAGTGGATGATTATAAAGCATTCCTTAATAAAGAAGATTATGTTGCTGAGCCTGTAGTTCCTGTAGAGAGATGGTCTATAGACTCCTATAAAACAAGATCTTGGACAACAGATGATGCAAAGTATTGGACCCAATTTAATATAGGTAGTAAACTTCTAGAGAAATACAATGTCAAACCCTTAGCTGAGTATGTATTATCTAGAGGAATGGAATCTTTTAGTAGAAAGGGTAGTAAAGTATATGGTTATTTCAATGCCAATGATGAATTATGTAAAATATATCAACCTGGCAGTGAAAAGAAATTTTTAATGATCAAGAATTATATTCAAGGCTGGGACCAAATAGAAGGCAAAGAATTACTATTAGTGTGTAGTTCTTTAAAAGATATTATGTCTATTAAGTCTTTAGGTATTGAATGTGATTGTGTAGCACCAAATAGTGAAAATAGTGGTATTGATTCTATTGTTGAATGGATAAAAGCATATCCAAAAAAGTATATTATATTTGATAATGATCCAGCAGGTATTAAAGCAATGGAAAAATGTAAGAAAGATTATGGAATTCCATTTCTACATGTTGATCTATCAAAAGATATTAGTGATTCTATAAGAGATCATGGTGCAAAAAAAGTAAAAGAATATTTAAAAGAACATTTATGATAAACAATGTCTTCTTCATTCCTGGTGCTGTCCCTAGTAGTAAAAATAGTAGGATTATGACAAGGTCAGGTATGTTCATTGCTAGTAAAGCAACTCAAAAGTACAGAAAGAATACTGTCCCATATTGGGAAAAATATAAAGCAGCATTTCTTAAATTAATGAAAGGTAAAGAATTACCTGTAATAGTAGGAATGCACTTTGTAAGAGGCAGTAGACACAGATGGGATTTTATTAATCCTGCACAAACTATACAAGATGAGATGACTAAAGCTGGTTGGATAGAAGATGACAATGCAGATATTATATTACCTGTTCCTTTAAGTATTAATGGCAAATACTGGAGCTATAACAAGTCGAGACCAGGAGTTTATATTACAATTTTAAGTTCCTTCTGTGAAGGAATACTTACATTAGATGATGAAACTGATTAGCACAAGTGATGTTCCTCTATTAGAGAGGATCAGATTAGAAGATGAATTCTTCTCACAACCTTTCATGATGTCATACTCAGGACTAAATAAATTATTGTTTAGTCCTGTTTTATTTCATCAGCACTATATCCTCAAACAAAGAGATGATGTAGTAGACAAACCAATGGTAGAAGGTAAATTACTTCACTGCCTATTATTAAATCCTGAAGAATTTGAGAATGAGTTTGTTCTTATGTCTTCAGATATGCCTAGTGATGGGCCAAGAAAAGTGCTTGATAAAATCTATGAAATCATGAAAGCAAATGGAAAGTCAGAAATGGATGGAACATTTGTAGAACATATCTTAGATGTACTTAAAGAACAAAACTTATATCAAAGCTTAAAAACAGATGAGCAGAGAATAGATAAGATGACAACTGATAAGAACATTAAGTATTTAGATTATAAGTTTCAAGCAGAAAGAAAAACAGTTGTAGACCAAGACATGTATGATTTTGCTAAAAATACAGTAGATACTATTAAATCTAATAGTAAGATAATGGATATTATGGGCTTTAATCAAGACAGTCTTACAACAAACATAAAGCAGTATAATGAATTAGACCTAGTATGTCTAGAATTTGAGGATTATTCCTTTGGTATAAGAGGAATTATTGATAACTTAGTTGTAGACCATGATGCTAAAGTTATCAGAGTAAATGATCTGAAAAAGTCTAGCAAGTCCATTGGTCAATTCGAAGAATCAATTGAGTATTATAATTATTGGATGCAGGCTGCTTTATACAGATTACTAGTGAATCATATCAAAGAAACAACCTTTGGTGTAGATTATCCAGTGGAGTTTAGATTCATTGTAGTAGATCCTTATATGCAGGTTGCTCCAATAAGAATATCAGAGGATACACAAAAATATTGGGCTTTAGAATTAGAAGATAAGCTTGAACAAGCTAATTATCATTTTAAAGAAAGAGATTTTAGTTTACCTTATGAATTCTTAACAGGAGAATATGTAATATGAGCTATGTAATTAAAAAGATTTACAGTAAGTACTTTCAAAAGTCTAGAAGCTTTCTATTTCCCATTTTGGGATTAAAGAAGAATGCAAAGTTTATTCCTATACAGTGTTATATGGCTTGGGAAAATGTTTATTCTACTAAAGATAGAAAACTCATACTAGTATATGAGAAAGAAGATACAGTGGAATGGAGAAACTATATAGCAAGAACAGTGATGAGTAATCAATTGTTTGAATGCTATATAGAAACAGAAGTAGAAGATGAAGTAGCACTAGTATTTGATTTACATTGTATTGAAAAAGACTATATAAATGTACTTGAAGGTAAGTATAGTAAGCTTGATAAACTGTCTAAGAAAAAGATAAGAGAGTATTATGGATATAGTTCAGCAGAGTATGCTTATATTGAATCTTTCTTATATCCAGACAAGTATGTAAAAACTTATAGTGAGATCTTGGATGTTGAAGAGGAACATATTAGATTTACAGGCGAATTATGTGACTTACCAAATTTAAATTTAGAAACTTTAAAAATAAAACCTTATGCAAAAGTCAATGATGTTGATAAGATCAACATGGAATCAAGGGAAAACATTTAGATTAATCCCTATTAATGTAGACTGTCCTTATAATGAGGCTATCTATGATCCAGAACAAAAGATTCTGGCAGTAATCTCCAAAGAATGTAAAGAAACATTTCAGATGGTTCCTAAGTTTGATGACAAAGGAGATGTATTACAAGCAAAAAGAGTGAGAGAAAATGGCAAAAGTTATGCTGAAGAAAGAAGAGCATTAGATACATGGTATGAGTACTATGTAGAACATGCTGATGATATCAAAGCATTTGTTGAATGGTTTGCTGGTGCAGAAAGTGTAGATATGGCAACTACATTTATTGATGCCCCTAAAGTATCTAGTATTGCTAACCCAACTATGTTTGAAGGTACAACAACTTTGTAATGATTAACTATTGGGTATACGATTTAGAAACCCTGGTGAATTGCTTCATCGGGGTTTTTACTTCTTATCATGATCCTTCAGATAAGAAGATATTTGTTGTACATCCATTAAAGAATGACTTTGAAGACTTACTGATATTTCTAGAAGAAACTAAATTTAAAAAGGATTGGTTGTTTGGTTATAATAATCTTGCATTTGATGCTCAGATTATAGAATACATCCTAGCAAACAAGAGGACACTTAAAAAGCTCAGTGCTACTGAGATTGCTAAGAACATTTATGACTATGCACAGAGTGTAATAAGCAGGTCTAATAAAGGAGAACCACTTGACTATGGTGAGTGGAAACTCAAGATTCCTCAACTTGATATATTTAAATTAAATCATTGGGATAATGAAGCTAAAAGAAGCTCATTGAAATGGATACAGTACAGCATGGATTGGCATAATGTGGAGGAGATGCCTCATCCTCATTACAAGCCAGTGGATGGTATGAGTGATCTTAAAAAAGTAATTAGTTATTGTGTTAATGATGTTGCTAGTACTAGGGCTATATTTCTTAGACCTGAAATGAAACAACAAATTAATTTAAGAGCTAGTTTAAGTAAAGAGTATGGATTAAAGTTACATTCTGCTTCTGAACCAAGAATCAGTAAGGAGATGTTTATTCACTTTCTATCTAAGAAATTAGGTATTGACAAGGCTGACATTAGATCCTTAAGGACTAGAAGAAGTAGAGTGAAGATAAATGATTTGATTCTTCCTTATGTAAAGTTTAAGACTCCTGAGTTCTGTAACATGCTTGCATGGTTTAAAGGACTAGACATTGAAATTACTGATGGTAAAATCAAGGGTCCTAAACATACTATGAAGTATATGGGTGTACCCACTGATTATGGCTTAGGTGGTTTACATGGCTGTACAAGAGCAGGTATCTATGAATCAACAGATACTCATATTATTGTTTCAGCAGATGTAACTAGTTTCTATCCTAATTTGGCTATTAGAAACAAGTGGAGCCCTAAACATATTCCAAAAGAACCTTTCTGTGAATTGTATGAATGGTTCTTTGAAGAGAGAAAAAAGTATGATAAGAAGAATCCTTTGAATTATCTATTTAAAATTATCTTGAATTCAACTTATGGTTTAAGTAAGAGTCAACATAGTTTTCTATATGATCCAGAACTTACTTTTAGGATTACTGTTAATGGTCAGTTATTGTTAAGTATGTTGTATGAACAGATCTCATTAGAGATACCAGACGCACAACCTATTATGCAAAATACTGATGGTCTAGAATTTATTATTCCAAAAGATAAACTTGATTTATTTAATGAAATCTGCAAACAATGGGAAACTTTAACAAGTTTACAATTGGAAGTAGACTTCTATAAGAAGATGGTCATTAGGGATGTAAATAATTATATTGCTATGTATGATGATCCTAAAAAAGGACCTAAATGCAAAGGTACATTTGAATGGAAAGATTTACCTTTGCATAAGAACAAAAGCTTCCTAGTAGTAACCAAGGCTCTTTATGAATATTTTGTAAATAATGTTCCACCAGAAGACTATCTAGAAACCAACAAAAATATCTTTGATTATTGTGGTGGTGTAAAGATTAGAGGTGAGTGGTTCTTTGTACAAAGAAGAATATTTGATGGAGCATTTGAAGAAACTAAGATGCAAAAGTTAGTTAGGTATTACATAGCAGAAAGAGGTGTCAAAATATTTAAATGCAACCCAGATGGAAGAGAAATTCAAATTGAATCTGGTGCATGGTTACAAAAAGTATTTAATAAATTTGCAGACTCTCCTTTTGAAGAGTATGGGATAGATAAAAGATATTATCTAGAACAGATTAATCAAGAGATAGAAAACATAGAAGGAAGCAAAGCAGCAAAAGCACAATTAAGTTTGTTTTAATATGGCAAAAGATAAAATTATACAGTTTGTTCTAGATCAGATTGTTACTGATGTAGAACATGGAGATACAGAAGCACTTGATGAGTTATTAAAGTTGCTGTACAATGAAGACAACAAACAATATTTCATAGGATACTTATCTGAATCAACTATTAATGAATTGGGATATGATCTAGATGAATTGTATAGACAAAGTAATGACAAATACGATGAATGAACTAAGAGACAAAATTTATCAGAATGCTAAAGACAAAGGCTTTAATTGATATTATTTGGAATTAATCCTATTTCTTTGTATATTTGATACATGGAAGGATACATTTATAAGATTATTAATAGCTTGACTAATCAAGTTTATATTGGTCAAGCTATTAATTTAAAAAAAAGAATATACAGATATAAGGTACTAGACTGTGTAAATCAAAAACTTATTTATCAATCATTAAAAAAATATGGATGGGAAGCTCACAGATTGGAAATTCTTGAAGTAGCTGATTCAAAATTACTTAATGATTTAGAAACTAAGTATATTAAAGAACATAATACATGTTGGTATAATAATCCTGAATATGGTCTAAATCTATTATCAATACATTCAACTAGAAAAGGAATACCTCATTCATCTGAAACCAAAAATAAGTTATCTAACTATTTTAAAGGAAGAAAGCTTTCAGATGAGACTAAGAAAAAAATGAGTGAATCTAGAAAAGGTAAGATGTATAATGCAGTAAAAGTGTATCAATTTACAAAAGAAGGTGAATTTGTTAAAGAATATCCAAGTATTACAGCAGCATTTGAAAATACTAAAATTAATATAACATCAATTCATAGATGTATTAATAAAAAAATGCATACAGCTGGAGGATTTAAATGGTCATTAACTAAATAATTAAATATGTCAGATAATACATTAAATGCCCTTAGAGATAAGGTATTTGCCAATAGTCGTGAAAAAGGCTTCTGGGATAAAGAAAGAAACATGGGTGAAGCACTCATGTTAGTGGTAACTGAATTGGCAGAGGCTCTAGAAGTACATAGAGCCTCAGGTCAACTCAAAGAATTTACAGAGGGTCAAAAGCTCTCATTAGAAAAAATGAATGATGAAACATTTGCTGAAACCTTTGCAATTATGGTCAAAGATAGCTTCCATGATGAGATGGCTGATGTACTTATTAGAGTTCTTGATCTTTGTGGTGGCTACAACATTGATATTGATTGGCATGTTAAAATGAAAATGAGATATAATGCAACGAGAGCACGATTACATGGCAAAAAGTACTAAGACCTATAAGGATCTTGATAGTACTGAAAGAATAATACTAGAATGTGAGGAGATAAAGAATCTCTTGTTATCTAAAAATGCAGCCTATGGGGATGCTGTGCACCAGCCAGGTCCCTTATTTGATATAGATCCTGTATTAGGTATTCAAGCTAGGATTAATGATAAACTAAGGAGGATACAGAATACAGGCATCACTGATAAAACTGAGGATAGTGTCACGGACCTCATAGGTTATCTAATACATCTTAAGATTGCACTGAAAAAAAGAAACCCAGGAACTTAATCCTGGGTTTTCTCTTCAAACAAACAATTAAAACAACAACGAGGAAGTTTTTATATTATATACCCCAAGGGGCTGTCCAGTTTACTCTACTAGATGATGGAATACTTGAGTTTACAGTAGTTGTATCCCACAATGATGCTCCTGTTGCAGTACCTGTACCAGATGAGGCAACAGTTTCAGAACCTGATACAGTAAATGTACTTGATCCAACACCAGTAATTAAACCATTAGTAACATTATAACCAGTTGGAGTTAATCCTGTCACAGTTACTCTTTGTCCTGCTACAAATGCATGTGGAGCTGATGTAGTATATGTCATTACACTACCTGTGCCAGTTGCAGATGATACTGTAGAAGTACTAACAGGTGTTACAATTTGAGTATTTGTAGTTAAATAAGCATTAATAATTGTTTCACTAATCTGCCACTTATTACCAGATCCAATATTTAAAAACTTAGTACCTGTAGGCCAATAAGGAATTCTATCAATTGCTACTATAGGGTAAGATGCACTTGGAAAATTAGGAGCTTCTAATCCAACAACATTTTGAGGATACTGAATGTAAATATCACTTACAAAAATTTTTGTACCACTTCTTGGTTTAACATAAATAGCACCTTTGCTAGTATAACATTCAATATGACAATGTTGAATTGTACCATTAGGAGCAACAGTGCTATTTAATGAATCCCAAAGAACACCATATTGAGGTACACCTGTACCTTCAACAATAACCTGGCTGATTACTGATGTATCAGAATTTAATAAAGCAACTCCTGCAATTTGATTGTTTGTATCAAACACTCTAATGTGAGAAATTTCAACCATATTACTTGAAGCATTTGCTAATCCAGCACCTGTCCAAGAACCTGTTCTTGTTAAAACTGAGTAGCTAGTTGCGTTATTAACAAAAATGTTATTTACAGTAGCATTCATGCAGAACTCTAATCTTAATCCAATATCAAAATTAGTTAAGAAGATATTTTGTACAATACTACCAAATGTAGCACCTAAGTGTAAGAATGAATATCCTGAATTTTGCCATACACCACCAGAACCATTAGAATTAAAGTTCGTGAATGTAAACCCATTATCAATATAAATAGCTGCAACTGCATCATTAATAGATGGATAAGTTCCTTGAACAGGAATTCTTTCAAAGAAATTAAACTGTAATGTATTTGCTTTAACAATAGTTGCACCATTACCATCAATGATAAACATACCTCTACCTGTTTTACCACCTACAATACGTACAGGTAATTCACAAGCTCTAGTTAACCAATATGTTTTAGGTTCAAAAGTTAAACTTTGATAACCTAATGTTTCCATCATCTTTAGAGCATATCTAATAGCTGTGGTGTCATAATTATCAGATGTTGTAGCAAAACCTACTCCATATCTACTATCTAATGTAGCTTGAGATACACCTAATGCACTAAATGTAAGAGGTGTTGATGTTGTATTTTGACAACCAAACCAACCAACATTCATAGGACCTTCCCAAACTCTTTCCCAATATCCAACTGTAGAGTTAGTAGGTTTAATTCTAATACCTGGAATGTTAGTAATTGATGCATTAGGAACTCCAGATACAAATCTAAATTCACCACCACCTGAGCTACAGTTAGCATCAAATGATCCTATTGTGTGTGTTGTATAGCTAGTTGCCCCAGCCATATCATAAAATGTTTTAAAGAATGCCATGTTTTAATTTTTTATTGTGAAACTGTTTTATTGTTAATCATCATAAAGTTAGTCAAATAGTTCTTAGATCTAGAACTAAATGAAAAGTTATCTGCAAATCTATAGAAAGGTACTACAGAATTTACCCATTTACCTGCTGTAAATATATTTGTAGCATCAAATGTTTCTTTAAACTCCCATATTGTACCTGTAGAAGGAGGAGCTGAACAATTAATGTTTGCTAAAATTATTCCACCATCTGTAGAGAACTGAGAACCTGCATTTAAATAAGGAACATTATATACATATAAATCATTAAATCCTTTTGCAGAAGAAGCATCTACAACAACTGAATTACTAACATTAGGATGTAAATGTAATCCATCAATCTTTACATAAGAACCACTAGCAGTTAAACTACCTGCAGCTTTAATTCTAATTAATGCTCCTTGATATAATAAACCTCCATCTGGACAAGGATCAGTTGTTCCTTTAACTGGTGAATTAATTGTAATATTATAAATATTAAAGTTATTAATTAACTCATTGCCTGAGCTAAGTAAACCACCTTGTGAATCAAAAAGTACATGATGTATTGTTCCATTTGTAGTGCCATTTGCTATACAGTCATTTAATATAGCATTAGCTGTTTTTTGGATTACAAATCCATATAAACCAGAATCATTTAATGAAGAAGTACATTTGTTAAATGTAATATTTCTAGAGTATGTACCATTCCATGCATTTGTTGAAGTTGTTGTGTAGGCTGTTGAATAAATGTTTTGTGCTAAACAGTTACTAACCATAGCTGTTTGTATAGAACTTAAATTTATTGCACTACCCAATGAAGTAAAATTACAGTTACTAATTATAACATTACTAGCACCTTCAATAACTATTGCTTTTAATGCAGTGTTATTTGCATTTGATCCATTAAAATTTAAATCTGTTATTACAATTTGATCTTCTAAGTCTGAATTTAAAGGAGGATTAGCTAATGTAAATACTCTAGATAATAAAGGATCTACTTGTCCTACTTTAGGTAAAATAGTAGAGTTATTTCCTTGGATAATTAATTTCCCAGAAGGATGAGCTATTTTCTTTGGTAATTTAAAACCAGTGATAGAAGGAGGAGTTATTATATCTCTAGTAATAACAATAGTATTTAATGTGCTATTAGTTTCAACAGCTGTAAGTGCTGTATTAAAATCTAAAGCACTTGTAACTATCCATTGATTTGTACCTGGTGTTTGTGGCATATCTTTATAGTATTGGATTACTTAATTTTCTAATTATTCTCCATACAAAACTAAGTATAATCAAAGCAATAAGTCCTATGATGTACATTTTATACTTAGATATCTTTGCTAGTAGAGTATCATTCACTTCTTTTAAAGAGGTGATAGAACCTCTCAATGTATTGACTGTATCTTTATAGCATTGGATGTCCTTAACAAGTAATTCTTCCTTTGCTTTATCTGTTATATAATTATTCACTGTATTAGTGATAACCCTGGTTTTAGTAGACTTCTTCTCTTTTACATATAAGAAGCCATTCTCAAACTTCACTCTTGTGCCTGTTGATAGGACTGTATCAAAATTACATGCACCATTCTCTATAAGCACTGTATCTACGAATTCTTCATTCTTTACAAATACTGTGTCAGTAATTTTATTAATGATTGTAGTATCATTACTACAATAGCCTCTTCTAATCATTTCTTCTGCAACCTCATTCATTTTAGCAGGATCTTTAAAGATTTGCTTCACAGGATTACAGGAGTAAATAACCAACACTAAAACCACTATGATACTAAAATATTTCATCTTATAAAGTTTTTTAATTTCTTAAGTATCTCATCTGGTGCAAACAACAAACCTAAACCTACTGCTATACCCCACACTGAATCAGACCAACTATTGTTCATCA